TTATCTCTGCAAGGTAGGCAGCCACCTCATGTTCTGTTTCTGTGTCCAAGGGGCTTCGCCGGCCGTCTTTTTCTCCGGCGACCTTTACGATTAGAATTGAAGAATCAGGGCTTTCAGAGGCAGCGGCATACTTGACTACCCTTGCCCGGGCAATCTCCGACTCTGTCATTCCCTCCGTGTCGTATCGGTCCGTGTCCTGTTGCAACTCGTGCCCCCGCATGAACCGCAGCGTGCGGTCCCGGTACCATTTTGCGCGGTGCGGAGTCTCGGCTTCGATAAGGTGTTCCACCTCCGACTTATAATCGGACACAATACTTTCCAGCACCCACACCGCTGCCGCAACGATGTATAGCAGCAGACTCTCCACGCTCACCCGGCTGAAGGTTCCATAGAAGTCGGTCCCGACCTCGAAGCCGTATGCCTTTGCGAGGTCGTTATTGTGCATGAAATCCGTCATCATGCTTTCCTTGATTTCCGCTATTGTTCTCATATTCTGTTTTGTTATTGCTTTCCCGTCTTTACTGGATTTCAAAGTCTACACCTACACACATCTCAGATATACCTCCGTGTCCTTGTTCCGTTTCTTTAGGCAGTGAGCAGGCTGGCGAGACGTCGTTGGTTTTGCTATAGGCTTGCATACGCTTGTTCGGCACTTCGGGCAACAGCAGCCGCCGTCCGGCCTCCAGTTTCGCTGCAGGGCTTATCCCGTTCAGTCGTGCCATGTCCATGACGGTATCGGCAGTACCTGTCTCTTGTATGGCAATGTCCGCCAGTGTCTGACCGTCCTTTACTTCAACTTCCATCTTACAACAAAATAAACAACCGATATCAAAGCCAGGCAGAATGCTACGAAGCCTGTCTTCATAGCTGCTTTTTCTACCCAGCTCAATTCCTTTTCCTTGTAAACGACTTTGGGCTTTTCCCTATAGTGTTTATACTCCTTGTCACGCGTGGTTATACGGATAGTGTCATGCACTGCTACCTTCCCTTCGACTGCTGCTCCCGGCAGATTTTCTAATGTATGTGTCAGCATGCCGTCGTGGAAACTTGCCATCGAACGGTACAGGCCATTTTCCAGTACGGAGCTTGTATCTCGTGTTACCTGCTGCTTGTAATATTCGGGTAGTGGAAGGGAAACGGGTACAAGATGCTCGGTTATCTTCACCGTGTCATGGCTGACGATGCGGAGCGTGTCGCGGCTGACATTCTCCATCGGCACATATACCTTGCGGGAGCATCCTGCATAGGCAAATGCCGTCAGGATAAGCCACAAAAATAATTTCGCTATTTTCATACGTCTGTCTTTAGATTAGATGTCTGCATATTCTGCCTTTGCGTCGAAGCACGGACAGGCTTTTATGTACTCGCCCGGCGTAATCCGTCCGTCATGGTTGAGGTCGGGCGAGAAGTCGCGGTGTCCCTGAATGATTGCTGCCGGATATTTCCCATGCAGCAGCTTCAGCAGCGTGCGCAAGGCTGTCTTCTGCTCCGCCGTACGGTTGTCCGTGAACTTCCCTTTTTCGTTGATACCGCCGATATAGGCCACGTTGACCGTGACCGCATTAAAGCCCTTCACACCGTTGCTCACCTTCTCTTCCGGCAACATTTGCGTGACCGTGCCGTCGGCAGCTACCACGTAGTGATAACCTGGCTTCTTCCAGCCTTTTCGTCTAAACTCCGTCTGCAGTTCCGCTATAGTCTGCGTCTGCAGGCTTGCCGTGCAATGCACGGCGATGTATTTGATAACTCTCATACTTTCTTTGCATGTAAGGTTTCCAAAGCCTCTGTCACATCTTCGGGGCGTACATTCAGTTTACTTGCAATCTCGCCGGCCAGTGCTTTCTTTAGAATCTTCAAGAAAGGCATGTTCGGGAAACAGATCAGCATACTACCTGCCGTGCTCCACAGTTCCACTAAGATGATGCCGATACAGATAACACTGGTAGTTAGCCCGCTACCAACGCCTATTAGTTTATCAATCAGGATAAAGATAAAAACGGCCGTACCGTACACGGCGAGCTTGGCGAAAGTGTCGCGTGCCAGCCCGCTCAACGCGAAGCGTTTCTGCATCAGGCTTGCCGCGATGCCCCAAACGGCATCGAGCACGATGGCCATAGCCGTGAAGCCCACCATTTTCTCGTAGCCAACGAGGAAATTCATCAGCAGCAGAACTGCGCACAGAAGCCAGCCCCACACTGTGGAGAGGACTTCAAAAAGTTTTTGTAAAAAATGTTCTATCATCATTGTATCTTTATTTTAATATGTTGCGTCAATGTCTATACTTTTCAGTGTCAGCCTTATGCCGTTCACCTTTTGTCCGTCCATCTCCAATTGCTCGCGGATAAGGCTGCGCCAATACAGCGGGTCATTGTCTTGCAGCATGTCGCTGATACCACAGCCTATCTGCGGATACTCCTTGAGTTCCCCTTTGTGCAGTGCCAGTATCAGGGCTTGGTTCTGCCTTGTCGGATCGCCTACAGGTAGCCCCGTGGCGATAAGTCCGTGCGTATCTTTCTTCACACTCGGTACCAGTTCCATGTCCGTCAGCAACAGTCCTTTCATACGCTTTATGCTTAATGCTTGATATTCTCATCCTCGTAATCCGCCCGTTTGAGTTCTGCCGCCGGTACGGTCGGAGCCGTCGTCGGACCGTTCGGGGCGGTATGTATATGGGTGTTGAATACCTTTACGAGTTCGTTGATTTTCGCCGTCAGCAAGTCAATCTTTATCAGCCCGCCGAGTTTTCCTCCGTTGATGACGACCCTTTCAATGCTGTCCACAGCCAACACCACCAGCTGCGACATATCCCCAGACAAGCTGCCCACGATCACAGCTGAACCAATCCGCGGTACCACCAGCATGTCATCATCTCTTGAAGCCTCCGAGGCCCGGAGCCTTACATCTGTGACCGTCAGGCTTCCCATTTTTACGTCACACAGCTCACCTTCTACTTTCGTCACAATGCCCTGTGCCAGTGTTATCCGCCCGGGGGTGCCGCGTGTCAGGCTGAGCATTTCTGCCAATTCTTTGTATCTGTCCATTTTTGTCAACTCAATCTAAAACCTAATTCTATCTTCCGCTTTCCGCCTTCCCGTGAAAAGGTCGTCGTGACGCTCCTGACGAAGTACGTGCCATCCTTTTTCGGATAGTCTCCGTCGTGCAGGACTGCACTGTCTCCGGGAACACATTCCGGTATCAGCCAGGTGGTGATGCTCCCGTCGTAGCCATCAAAACTGCGCCGCCGAATTTCCAACTCACCACGCATTCTCATACTTGCCCTGTCCGAAGTGGCGCATTTTATCTCTACTTTCTCACCACCCGTCGACCCTACCTCAATCTCCCTTACGGTACCGTCAGGCATATTGGCCTTCACTACGACCCTGATTCGCTTGTCAGCTGCACTCCTGTAAGTGAGATCCTCCTGTTCCACATTCTGTGCAAAGTCGTAATATCGTTCACGGCCCACCACGGCCCCCGGGGGATGCACGTGCAGCGTTCCGTTCTTCAGATAGATGTCCGCACCGCATTCCTCCTGTATTTTCTTCAGCACGTCGTAACCCGTAGCCGCATGAATGACGAACTTTGCATACGTCCATTTGTAGGAACAGTCTATATTGTAGTTCTTTCCCACACCACGGACGACCTTTCTCAGCAACTGTTCCAATGGAACCTTCTTGAGTCCTTCATTTTTTAACTCTTTCCTGAATGAAAAAAGGTCGTCTTCGCAATACAGTTTTATATTCCCTCCATCCGTTGAAATCCGCTGCAGCCAGCCTCTGAATTCTTCCTTCAGTCCCTCCTCTGTATAGCCTATTTTAATACTCACAGCGTCACCGCGATTAATCTTTCCCTCCACGTCCAGTGCCGTGTTGTATTCCGCACTGGGCAGCGTTATCGTTGCCACGTCGGCCAGCAGTTCCACACTTTTGTGGATTTCCACACTGTCCAACATTCCCAGTCGGTAGTTACCTATACTGATTTCGTAGCCCATAGTGTACATCTGTCATCCTCCTTTTAGCCTACCTCCGGGCGATGAGCAACTTGTAGATATCATCGCTGTAGGCCGTTATCTCGTAGTTCTGATTCGTCGTTCCGCTCGTGAAGGGAATATCCCAGCTTTCTATCGCAATCTGCGTGATGCCGAAAATCTCCAGCAGGGGGCAAAGTACTTTCACTTTCCCAGCCTCGCAATACCGGCGGAGCCGCTCCACGTCGTTTTTCGGATAGCGTCCATCTCTTCCCAATAGCAGGCCTTCAACCTTTACAGTATAGTCATCCTGCGTCCAACGTTCCTTGATGCTCCCCCTGAGTCTTCCCTTGCTGACGTGCCGCCTTGTGATGATATTCTGTCCCGTGATGCTGATCATCGGCTCCTCGGGCAGCAACCATTCCTCAGCACCCTCCACGTCCAACCGGAGACTCAGCGGCATCACCATCGGAATTCCGAGAGCGTTTGTCCGGACGATGTCCTCCAGTTCCTCGTCGGTCATTCCCCGAAGTCCGCTAAAGTCGTTATTGTCCACTTCACGAAGAACGGTCTTACCCATCAGCCAATAGGGTGGCACCTTGCCCCCCGTGACCCGCAAGGCCATGTTCTCAAGCAAAAAGCGTGTCGTATTCATCTGTCCGTACTCGTTGCGATGGCCAACGCCCGGTTGATGCTCTGCAGGATGGTCCGTTCAAGTTCCGCCGTGTCGGTCTTGTCGTTCATGTAAACGTTTATATTATCGAAGAATTTGCCGATATGCATGTTGATGGAGGTGTTGCGGGTACCACCGGTGGCTATCTCCTCAGCGGACTTGCGCCCACCTTTATGGCCTTTCTTCCCTTTACCCGGCTTTTCTTTGCCGAAGACAATAGCCTCCGTGCTTCCGACAAGCCCCGGCGTACTGATTTTGTTTCCGCTTCCCGCCGCCTGTTTCTTCTTATCCTTGTTCCTCTCGTTCTGTAGGTGGGCTTGGTAGTTCCCGCCGACCTTGCCGATGAGCTGCTTGGTACCGCTGACGGCCTTGGCTACACTCTCTGCACCGGATAGTTTCTTGAGACCTTCCGTAGCTGCAGAGGCTGCGCCTTTGAAGTCACCCGTGAAAAGTTTCCGGAGAGCCTCACCGAGTTTACCGAGCCCGGAAAGCATATCGTTGAACCGGTTGATGACATACTCCTTGATGATATTCCCAAAACCTTTCAGCGTGTCCCACATCGTAAGAATGAAGGCACGGAAGCCGGCAAACTTGTTCCAGCAATAAACGACAGCTGCGACCAATGCGGCGATACCTATAATAATAAGGCCGATGGGGTTTGCACTCATCGCTACGTTGAGAAGCCACTGCACGCCGGTCCATATCCTTGTTGCTGCGGTGACGATGCCCATAACAGCCGCATAGGCTGTCATGGCTATGGCGTGTGCATTGAAGACAACAGCTGCAACGCCGATGACCGCTGCAAGATAACCGATTTCCGTCTTGAACCGCAAAACAAAATCTATCACATGTTCGATGCCATGGATGACTTTCATTATCCCAGATGAGATGACGGGGACGATTTTGATAAGCAAGTCGAGTATCTTCGATATCAAGGGCTGTAGCTTTCCGTAGATATCGACGGCCTGCTGGATAACAATATCCTTCACGGTTGCGAATTTTCCCGCTGCCGTCTGCGACTGCTTGTCCATCATGCCGAAGAACTTGCCCCCGGCACCAGTGGCATGGCGTATAGCCTGTGTGACGTTCTCAAAGGTAATCTGCCCCTTTGACATCTTGTCCTGAAGCTCGGCGTATGACTTGCCGGTCATCTTCGCAAGTTCCTGCAAGGGGTTGAAGCCGGCATTGATGAACTGCAGGTTATCCTGCCCTTGCAGCCTTCCGGCGGCCGATACCTGCCCGAGCACCAAAGACAGACTTTGCAGGCGGTCCTTGTTTCCGCCGGAAATATCCCCTAACTGTTTCAGGAGGGGAAGCACTCTTCCGGTTTCTACACCGAAGTTCAGCATCGTTTTTGCGTTCTCCGTCAGGTCCAGCTTTCCGAATGGGGAGGCTGCAGCGAATTTCGCAATCTCGTCGAGCATGCCCTTGGCCTTGGTCTCACTGCCCACCAAGGTTGTGAAAGCCACAGAGGTCTGCTCGGCTTCGGCACCGATCTTGGTGATGGCACCGACGGCCCCTGCGGCAAGCGCATAGGGATTGGTAAGGAGTGCCATACCTGGAATGGACATCAGCGAACTCTTGAGTGAAGAGAATGAAAAAGCCTCGCGCAAGCGTGCCCCGGTAGCACGTGCCCTGCGCGATATCTCGTCCAGCTGGTTTGATGTCTGCCGGCTCACTGTCAGCACATTGCCACCGTCGGCCTGCAGTTTTATCAGAAACTTAAGTACGCTGTCCATTGGCCTCTTTTTCTATTCTTCTAATCTCTTTGAGCGAGCTGAGGGTCCATGCCCATTTTTCGTCCGGCAGGAGTTCAGGGTCGATGCTCAGGTAATAGCGCAGCATAGTGTCAATGAAGATGATATCCTGTGCACTATTGAAGTCTTCGACCCCAGCCTCCTCTAAAGTTTTTTTATCTCGGCCTCCTTTACTTTCAGCACTTCGTCCATCTTGCTGACTACGGCCATGAAGAGTTCATCGTTGGTCTTGAGCTCCTCATCACCGGCAACCCATAACTGCCCCAGCATCGTTTCGCTCATTTTAATAGGGTCTTTGATGACGCTTGCGTAGCTTAAGTCACGCCGCGTGGGGCGGTGCAGAATGCAGCTTTTGCTGTCGACGGTAATCTCAAAAAGGTCGCCGTGCTTCTTCTTCCACTCTTGTATCTGTTCTTTTGTAAACTTCATGATTCTGTAATTTAATTGAATGAATAACTTTTACCCCTGCCCTTTATTAGCAGGTGGGCGGAGGTCTTAAATGCTTTTCCTGTCGAGAAAGACAAAGGGGATGGTCTTTTCCTGAAACTTGTCACCCTGCTTCCATTCGGTGTTGTCCTCTGTGAACTCCACGCCAATAAGCGTGTCTACCGTGACGGTATCGCCGCGGCTGGGGTTACCATAAGCTACCACGATGTCGAGTGACACATTCAGGATGTCACCCTTGGCAGCTTGGCGCAGGGCGTTATACTCACTTTGCAGAAGCGTAATCTCACCGCTATGGTCGTAGTTGCCCGACTGTACAGCGTGAGGCTTGTTACCTTTTGCATAGACCAGCTCCTTTTCTTTCTTGGTGTTATACTTGATGCCACGGATACCGGTGACGGGGCGTCCGGCCATTACGACATCGATGTCTGCCCATTCGTATTCTCTGCTGTTAAACATATTCTTTTGTGTTTAAAACCTCACCCCCGACCCCTCCCCGAAGATAGGGAGTAGTATGCCCGGAGGATTGGCTATTAGTTTTTATTTCCCTGTCTCGACCTGAAAGCCGAGTTTTACGTCCACGTAACGAGCGTACCCGAACGGCCGCACCTTCAGCGTGAGTTCAATCTTCGAGGTAGAGAGAACATTTTGTGTCGGATCGACGTAAGCCTTGCAACCTGTGCCGTCGGTATCGGCAGACAGTTCGCCCGCTGCAGTCATCGCGCGGTTGACGGCATTCTCCATCATCTGCTGCCAGGCCATGATGATGCCATGCTGGAGGGTTCCGTCTTCATTAACGGATAGTTCATCCATCATCAGCTCAAGTAACGCGGCGTAGGCGATGCGGTATGCCTTGTCGATGGTACGGCGCGCAGTGATATGGGCATAATCGTCGGTCTGCTCGCAGGCCAGGCGGTCATCAGTGAAGAAGTAGCCAGCTTTGCCCACGTACTTGCGCGGAGTGATGTAGCCGGCATCATAGAGGTCGCTCACAGCCGAGGCGTTCTCTTCCACTGGCTTTTCGCCGATGAACATGGCGACGGGCTTGAGCGCACCGTTCTTCACACGCGCTATATTACGCTGCACGGGCAGTGTAGCCAGCCGGCCCGCCATCAACCCAACTGCAGCCCCCTCGGAGGCTTTCACCGTGTCACCGATAAGCACGCCAACGCGGTTGTAGGCCTCCTTGTGCAGGTCTTTCACTGCACCGTCCTTGTAGCCGCGGCCTTCCAAGATGACAAAGATCGGAGCATAGAGCGAGGTCGTTGCCCATTCGGCCAGCTGCTGCGCCTTGGACAGAGCAGTAAAAAGGTCGTTATCAAGTCCGTTCGTGGTGATGGTCGCCTCGCGCCCGTCTCCTGCTACGAAAATACCGCGCAGGGCACCGTTCTCGGCCGTGATGAGTTCCTTAATGACTCCCGTGTCCTTATCGCAGAGCTCGGTGAAAGTCTTGGTCTTGTCAACCGGGAAGATGATAAGCTTCGTTCCTTCCTCCGCCTCGGTATAAAAGTCCTGCACATGCTTGTACAAGCGGGGGTTATTCTCGGCCGTCACCTCCAGCGCATCTAATTCGTCGAAGGTATGCAAGGTATAGGCCTTGCCGAGTTCGAGTTTCTTCGTGACAGCTGCTGCGCCGCACACGAGGGCAAAGAGTCCGTCGGGGCTTTCCCCGACAGTACCCAATTGCCCGTTCAGAAATTGTATTTTAATTCGTGGTAACATACGCAACTCCTTTCTTATTTAGCGGCTTCCGCAAGCAGGTAGATACCCTTCTTGTCGTAGCGGCGTACCGAACCGCCCGTGCGGAGCAGGAACGAATAGATGTCACCGTAATACATCGGATTGTTCGTCGAGTCGAACATCTTTACTTCGCCCAGTGCACGGCTCACCGATTTGTCGTGCCATGCCAGTGCGGCAGCCAACTCACCGGCAGCAGCTTCCTCACTCCACGGCAGCAATGTCTTATCGTTCTTTACACGAAGCACCTTGCTGCGCTTCATGATATTAAGGCCATAGAGGTTGCCCAGTACGCCGCGCTGCATATCAGCCGAGTTTTGGAACATCCACTTGTCGCTCTCGGAGAGGTCGGCCAGCAGGTCGGCGTACATATACGCATCGAGCAGGATGTAGCGTCCTTCTTCAGGCACGTTGTCGGCGTCCATGCGGGTCATGATGGCCAGCAGGTCATCCTTGGTGATGCGCTTGCGCTTGCCAGTGGCAGTCTCCGAGGTGTGTGCGGAACGTTCGACAGTACCGGTAGTAAGTAGCACATTAGCAGCAGGTACGCCTGCACCCCAACGCTCGAGCAGGTTCAAGTGCGCCTCATTCTGCAACTGACTGCGGTCATTGCTGATGATGGAGCTGCGCTTGTCATAGCTCAGTTCTACCGTGTCAATGTTCGGGATGTAGATCGGGTCGGTTGTCAACTCATCGATCTCGTACTCGAGGTCATTATCTGTGCGGGTGTTGACTGTCGCAGGCTTTGCCGTGCGGTTCTTCTTCACGTTTGAAGGCTTACCCGCGTTAGGAATAATTACCTTATGTGCCTTGACGAAAACCGAATCGTCTACTGATTTCGAGGCAAAGCTGTTATCGGGGTAGAAGTTCTCTACCAGCGTGCCCTGCCAAATACTGATGTTTAATGCCATTTTCTTATTCTGTTTAAATGTTATTCAAATCGTGTTCGAATGTAATTCTACTCTTTGTAGTCTATGCCGAATTTCTCTTTGTACTTCGTCTTAAAAGCGTTCAGGTCGGCATTGCGCAGATTGGACAACTGTCCAGCCTTATCCAGTTCGTCCCATGTCTTATCCGAGAGTGATGCGGGAGAGGTTCCACCGTCGAATACATCAGTAATATGACGCTCGGGCTGGGGCTTCATGCTGTTAATCAATTTTTCTGTATTTTCCCGATCGCTCTTCATGAGTGCGGTGAAACTCTCTTTCTGCGCATCACTGATGCGCTTCTCGGCAATGGCCTTGTCGATGAAAGCCGTTACTTCCTTGTCTTCCACCTCTTGCAATTTCTGCTTATAGGTGTTGACAGCCTTTTCCAGTGCGTCCACTTTTGTGGCCTTGTTCTCGAGATCGCGGATATGCGCGAGCACATCGTCTTCACTCGCCATGTTAGCGAATGAAGGGACCTTTTTGATAGAATCTAATAATCCCATTTCTTCTTGTTTTAATGGCTGCATCTGCAACCGGTTATTGAAATATGTATAAATCGCGTCTGTCGTTTGTGTGGGTACCGGCTCTTCTGCCATCTCATAGATGCCGTCGATAAGTTTTATCTCCAGTGCTTCGCGGGCGGAGAGCCAGTGGTCCTTTTCATCGAAGTATATAGATAGTACATCTTCCTTTTTCATACCGCACCGGCCTGCAATCATCCCGGCCAAGTCACCCTGCAGAGCTTCCATCTGTGCGGCCATTTCCCGGAGGTCTGATGCATTGCCCCACGCACCGCCGCTGACCGAGTGCAGCATCAACTTGGCATAGGGCGACATATACAGGGGTTTACCACATAGAGCTATCACACCTGCAATACTGGCAGCCACACCATCAATATAGATAGTGATGTCGGCCTTGCTGTTTCTTAAGGCTGTATAAATAGCCATGCCTGAAAATACATCACCACCACAGCTGTTGATGCGCACATCTATCTTGTCATACTGTACTTGTAGTGCCATCAGCTCGGCAACCACGCGGGCACTGTCCACGTGTTGTCCGTCTCCGACATCGCCGTAAAGCAGGATAGCTACCTCACCGCCTTCCGAAGGGATTGTGTTGAAAAATTGTTTCTGCATTCCGTTGGTTTTTGACGCAAAGATAAGGGCACTTTTTGAGCTGACAAAACGACAAAAACGCAACGTCCATCCGTTCGTATATCATTGCATTTCAGCATTATAAGAGGTATTTTATATTTTTATAATCACACAAAAAACATGAACTTTGCATTCGTAACAACATATTCCAAATGAAGACGATAGACAAAAAGGGTATCGCAAAATCGCTATATCTTGATGGAAATTATACACAAGAAGAGATTGCCGACAAGGTAGGTACCACCCGGCAGACAGTAAGCCGCTGGGTAAAGGCTGAGAACTGGGAAGAGATAAAGGCTTCCGTTACCATCACGCCGGCCCAGATCATCGCACAATGGAACCGGCAGATCGTTGAAATCAACAAAAAAATCAATGCGCGGGCAGATGGCGAACGGTTTGCCACCACACAGGAGGCCGATGCACTCTCCAAGCTGGCCGGCTCCATCAAGAAGCTCGAGGGAGACATCGGTGTGCCCGATTGTGTGTCGGTAGCCATGCGCTTTCTGTCGTGGCTACGGCCACTGGATATAGAGGCAGCCAAACAGTTCAACAACCTCTTTGATGCATTTATCAAAGACCAAGCAAACAAAACTAAGTCATGAGTAAGCTGACAGACAAGCAAGCCCTTGAGTTATGGCGCAGGTATAATGAAGGACTGGCCAAAGATATCGATGTCGATGAAAGTCTGTCACGCTATGACATTGATAAAAAACGGGCGGAACTCGAGGCCGACCCCATAGCGTGGATACTGTATTTCTTTCCGACGTATGCCAAGTATGAGTTCGCGCCTTTTCAGGTGAAAGCCATCAGGCGCATCATAGCCAACGAGGAATGGTACGAGGTATTGTCCTGGAGTCGTGAGTTGGCGAAGTCGACCGTGGCGATGTTCGTCATTATGTACCTGACACTAACCAAGCGCAAGCGGTTTGTCGCGTTGGCTTCCGCCACCATTGATGCAGCCGAGCGTCTGTTGGCCCCTTATAAGATTAACTTCGAAAAGAACCCGCGCCTACAACAGTTCTACGGTAAACAGGAAGTATTGGGTATGTGGACGGACAGAGAGTTCAGTTGTTCCTGTGGTGCGAAGTTCATTGCCCTGGGTGCCGGGTCGGCCCCGCGTGGTATGCGGAACGAAGCTATCCGTCCCGATGTACTGTATTTCGATGACTATGACACCGACGAGGATTGCCGAAATCCCGTCACGCTCGATAAGAAATGGCAGTGGGCAGAACATGCCCTGTATCCCACACGCTCCATCTCAGAACCCACGCTGGTGCTGTGGTGTGGCAATATCATCGCCAAGGACTGCTGTATCACGCGTGCCGGCAAGCTGGCCAACAGCTGGGACATTGTGAACATTCGCGACAAGCACGGTCGCAGTACCTGGCCACAGAAGAACACAGAGGAGCAGATAGACCGTATATTGGCAAAAATATCTGTGCGCGCTCAACAGGCCGAGTACTTTAACAACCCCATCGCCGAAGGTAAGATTTTTAAGAACCTGCCCTTCGGAAAAGTGCCATCATTAAAAAAGTTCCGCTTTCTGATCGGGTATGGCGACCCCGCCTACTCGGACAGTAAGAAAAAAGGAAGCTCCACCAAGGCCCTGTGGCTTATCGGTAAGTATAAGGGTGTCTACTACATAATAAAAGGTTTCCTGGCCCATGAAACCAACGCCCGTTTTATCGGCTGGTATTTTGAGTTGGACAAATACGTGGCGGGGAAGACGAACGTGTATTGGTACATCGAAAACAATAAGCTCCAAGACCCTTTTTATCAGCAAGTCTTTAAACCCCTGCTGCGCGATGAGTGTGCGGCGCGTAAGACGCAGCTCTTCATTCGCGAAGATACGCGGAAAAAGACCGACAAGGCCACGCGTATAGAGGCGAACCTGGAGCCACTCGACAGGCTGGGTACGTGGATATTCAACGAAGAAGAGAAAGACAACCCGCACATGCAGGAACTCATCAACCAATTTAAGCTCTTCGAGTTGACGCTTCCATATCCTGCCGACGGACCGGATGCCATCGAGGGCGGCGTGACGATGGTGGACCAAAAGACGGGGGAACTGGAGCCAACCTATACCATCGCCCTTAATGACGAGGATATGAACAAAGACAACCCTTTTATATTGTAAATATGAGCAACTTTATAGACATAACCGACTACGACGCGAGTATACACAAGGAAATACTCGACAGTCTGCTACGACAGGGAACGGCGGACTACGACCCGCAGATTGTAGAGATTTGTGAAGATCGCGCTGTGAAGGAGATGCGCTCGTATCTGAATAAAAAGTACGACTGCGACAAGATTTTCTCCGCGCGCGGCACCGACCGTCACGCCCTGGTGCTGATGTTCGCCCTGGACATCAGCATCTTCCACATCTTCTGCCAACACAATTCGTATAAGATGTCGAAGATACGGCAGGATCGCTACGACCGGGCTGTAGAATGGCTCAAGGGCGTGATGCACGGCGACGAGACCATCGACGGTGCTCCCTTGCTGCCTGCTGATGAACTTGAGGACAAGTCGCGTTGGCAAATCAAAGCCGACGAAGTAAGGCCGGTGTTAGGGTAATTCATCATGCATAATTCACAATATCATAGTTAAGCGAAATGGGAAATCTAAGAGATAAACGAGCAAGCAACCGCCGTATTACACAGGGCGGTATGCTCACCAAACCGGGAGAACGGCAGCCGGACGTGGTGTTGCAGATGCCGGAACTATTTCATTTCAACCTGCAACATTATATGAATGCCGTCACCTCAGCGCAGGGTATCGACTACAGTAACCGCGTGCGGCTGTATGACATGTACGAGAGTGCAAACTTCGATCTGCACCTCATGGGTGTCATGGCGAAGCGGTTGCGTGGAGTAACACAAATCCCGGTTGAGTTTAAACGTGACGGCAAGCCCGACGAGGCGATTAACAAGCAGCTGCGCTCGCCGTGGTTCAAAGAGCTGCGCAAGGAACTCATCCTCTCCGAGTTTTGGGGCTTCACCTTGGTGCAGTTCCGCATGGGAGAGGACGGCAACATTCGCATCGACTCCATCAACCGCAAGCACTACGACCCCGTGCACCACTTCCTGTTGCGCTATCAGGGTGACATAGAGGGTGAACCTATTGAGTTGTACCCCAACACACTGTTTGTAGGATCAGAACGTGGACTGGGTATCTTTGCCGAGATATTGCCCGCCGTACTTTATAAAAAAGGGAATATGGGTGACTGGGCACGGTTCTGCAACATATTTGGTATGCCGATCCGTGAGTACACCTACGACGCCGGCGACGAAGAAGCACGCAGGACGCTTATCCGAGAGGCGCGTTCACAGGGTACGAACGCAGTGTATATTCACCCCAAGGATAGCGACCTGAAGCTGCTCGAGGCAGCCAATAAGACGGGCAGCAGTGAATTGTATCGCACCTTTGCAGAATATTGGGACAGTAAAATCAGCATCCGCGTGCTGGGCAATACCCTCACCACCGATGCCAAGAGTACTGGTACTCAGGCCCTCGGCACGATACACAAGGAGGAAGAGAACGAGATGAACGCGGACGACCGTGAGTTTATCTTAGACGTTCTTAACTATCAGATGCGCGACATATTCGCCGAATTGGGCTTCAACACCGACGGCGGAGAGTTCGTCTATGCTAAGAAGGACAAGGTGGACGTGGCGCAGCAGATAGACATCGTGCAGAAGTGCGCCAATATGGGCCTGCCCATCGACGACGATTATCTGTACGAGACCTTCGGTATAGCCAAGCCCGAGAACTACAGCGAATTAAAAACAAAGAAAGAGGAGGAGCGTGCTGCACTGCGCGAACGACTGCAACAAGAGTCCACAGAACCTACACCTCCCGCCAAGTCCACACCACCCACTAACGCCCTGAGCCGTTTTTTCGGCATAGCCCCGAAGCCTGTCGGGGCGGACAACGATTTCTAATCGACAGCCTTTATTACGGTGGCAACCACTGCGGATGTCACAGCCACTTCCGCAACGCCGGTGGGAATGTCAGCTTTTCTGCCGACATCTTGAGCGACTTCCTGCACGAGGTGTACGACGGGTTCGACACGTCCGCCGAGATTGAACCAGGCATGTGGCGTGAGCTGCTGCGACTATTGCACGAGGCTGCGGTACAGGGTTTAGCACAAGGTGACTACCAGCCGCAGCACAACGATGATTTTCTAAACGCCATGCGCCACGGCAATGAGGTGTTCGCAGCCTTCAAGGTGCACGCCATGGGCGAAGCGATGACAGCAAAGCTACTTGATTCTAATGGTCATATAAAACCATTCGAACAGTGGTTGAATGATGTTCAAAGCATCTCATCGCACCACGTTGGCGCATGGTTGCGCACTGAATATAATACGGCCGTACTGCGGGCACACGCCGCGGCAGACTGGCAGGAGTTTGTCCGCAATAAAGACGTAATGCCCAATTTGCGATGGATGCCTACCACGTCGCCCGATGCCGAGGCTTCGCACCGGTCCTACTGGGAAAAGAAACTCACGCTGCCCGTGGACCACCCATTTTGGGCGAAGCATCACCCGCAGGATCGATGGAACTGCAAGTGCTCGCTTGAGGCCACCGATGAGCCTGCTTCACCGGCGGATCTGGTAGAGGATATGCCGGCTCCGAGTCCGCAGCAGGGACTGGACAACAATCCCGGACGAGACGGACACCTGATTAATGACACGCACCCCTACTTCCCCGAGAACTGTGCCCACTGCCCATTCTACAAACCGAAGGGGATTAGGAACCGGATTAAGGCTGTGTTTCAGAATCGCAAAAAAGACTGTTTCCATTGCCCGTATATTGATGCCAAGCTGCCGGGTAAAGAGTGGGGCAACCCCAGCATTCAACCACCCGAAGTAAACACCTACAAGCGTACACACAAAGGGCAGGTACTTATCAGTCCTTATCACGGTGAAAATGAGCTTGCTGACAACAAACGCCTTGCAAACTTCCTCGCTGATAAACTGAAGACAAAGGTATATCTGTTGCCCCGGTTGGAACAGACAACTGAGGAAGGACGTAGGTTGCGTCGTAAACTGCTGCCGCCTGGTGTAAAAGAGGGAAAGAACCCCGACTACCTGATAAACGGCCTGCTGTTCGACGGAAAGTCCATGTACGGCTTGAAAAAAGATGCTAACA